TCCGATGCAGGTAAAGCAACTTTTAATAATGATGTTGTTGCTTTTTCAGATGAAAGATTAAAGAGCGATATTAAAACAATTGAAAATGGTTTAGATAAAGTTTTGAAAATGAGAGGTGTTACCTTTAAAAGAGATGGAGTGGCAGGCACAGGTGTAATAGCACAGGAGATTCAAGACATTTTTCCTGAAGTAGTTTCTTCTTCTCAAGAATATTTAGCTGTGGCATATGGTAATATGGTAGGTGTTTTAATTGAAGCTATTAAGGATTTACAGGGTCAATTAGATAAGATAAGGGAAGGTTAAGATGGCAGTCCCTTCAAGTGGAGCAGTATCTATACAAGATATCGTGGATGAATTTGGGGGATCAACTCCTCACGCTTTAAGTGAATACTATCGTGGAGGAGATGAAGTTCCTAATGTTAGTGCAAATAATAGTATACCTACATCCGGAACAGTTGCCTTATCAAATTATTATGGAGCCGTTGACGCTAGTTTTATTGCTGCTTCTGGTGGAACCGAGACCACAAGCGGTGATTACAAAATTCATACCTTTAATTCGAATGGGACATTTACTGTCAATTCCGTAGGCAATGCAGCCGGTTCCAATACCGTTGAATATTTAGTTATAGCCGGTGGCGGAGGCGGTGGTTATCGTCAAAACGCTGGTGGCGGCGGAGGAGCTGGCGGTTATCGTACAGCGGCAAGTTTATCTGTTTCAGCTCAAGATTATTCCATCACTGTAGGTGGTGCTGGATCAGGAACAAATACTAAAAGTACACCTGGAGGAACAGGTAGTAACTCTGTTTTTTCTAGCATCACTTCAGCAGGTGGTGGCGGAGGAGGTTCAGGTTACGGAGACAATAATGGAAATGCAACTGATGGTGGTTCAGGCGGCGGTGGCTGGGAGATTGACGGTAATGCTTATAGTAATACCCCAGGAGAGGCATCTCCAGCAGGACAAGGAAATGATGGTGGTGCTGGTGTTGTTGCAGGTAGTTACGGTTTAGGCGGTGGAGGCGGCGGTGCCGGTGAAGCAGGAAATACCGATGCAGATGGTTACGGAGGAGACGGATCAGGAACCAATAATATTCAAGGAGACACTACAACACGAGCAGGCGGCGGCGGTGGCGGTAGAGATAATAGAGAGACCCTCGTTGGAGCTGGAGGTGTTGGCGGTGACGGTGGCGGCGGTGCAGGAGGCTACGGATCTGCTGGAACAGCGGGATCAACCAACTTAGGCGGTGGAGGCGGCGGTGCATCATTTAATTACAACAGTACATCGGCGGGCGGAGGCTCAGGGGTTGTTATAGTAGCTTATAAGGTCCAATAGTATGGCGCATTATGCAAAATTAGATTCCAATAATGTGGTTCTGGAAGTCAATGTTATTGATAATGACCAGGAAATTGAATTAGGAGAAGACGGAATAGTTAGTTGGCTTAACGCTAATTTTAACAACCAAGGAGTTGCAGGAGGAGTTACATGGAAAAAAACTTCATACAATACGTATGGGGGAAAATACTATGTTGAAGGATCTTTGGGAGACGACCAATCAAAAGCTTTTAGAAAAAATTATGCTAAACTAGGATCCACATATGATGCGTCTAGAGATGCTTTTATACACCCAAAACCTTATCCTTCATGGGTTTTAGACGAGGAATCATGTGTATGGGAAGCTCCTGTGACATACCCTGAAGACGGTAAACTTTATGATTGGAATGAAGGAACCACATCTTGGGATGAAATTTAAAAAAAATTAAAAACAAGAACTACCCTGATTTTTCGATCCGAAGTTGTAGCGCTTGTGTGTTTTAAAGTGTTGGGAAAAACAACAAATTTATTCTCTATGCTCTCTATTTTGGTTCCATCCTCAAACTTTGTATACCCATTATTCGTGTTTAAATAATATATGGCTGTAAAACTTTTTTTAAATTGGGGCTCGGGAAAATCACAATGGTAAGGAAGAACCTCTTCTATGTTTTTTGTCCTGAGAGTAAGATTTGATTTTATTCTTATTATGGCCCCTAAGCTTAATTGTTGTTCCAATTTTCTTACAAACATGGGTTCAATAAGCTGTGAGTAAAATGTGCTATTAGGTTTGTTTAAATAATAAATGCTATGGACAAATTGAAAATTATCGGGACTTTCTTTCGTGTTCCCCACTCCACCAACTATTTTATCATGGTAAAACCAGGGGAAGTCATTATTGAACATATGGGATTGAAGTTCTATAAGTTCTGCACTTGGTAAGAAACTTTCTATAATTTTTATATCTTTATTCATACATCTTTTTCCTTGTCTTTAAAATAATTGTATCCCATTTGCTCATCTACTATTTTCAAAGATTGTGGTTCTAATGCCCAAGCAGGAGTAAGATAGGGAGTTCCAAGTTTATTATAATGTTTAAAATCATTTCTTAATTTTGCAAATGATTTACTCTTATTTAGTCCCTTTGAAGCAAGACGAGCCATTTTAATCCAAAATGGAGTATTATAAGTTGATCCACCGTGATAATAAAAATAAATAAGATCCCGAATAGATTCGATTTGAGAGTTACTCCTAATATTAAATCTTTCATCATTAATCTCTTTTAGTTCCAATAAGGATATGATTAGTTTATTAATGAAACCATAAGCAAAAAGAGAATTAGCAGACAAAGGTTCAAAAAAGAGAGCACGATTTCCATTCTTAAATATACGACCTTCTAAAATTTTTTTTGCATAATAAGGTGTAAAAGAATATTCAATATCATTTAATTCATTTATGGGAACATTAATTTCTTCCGCAAAATCATTTAAGGCTTCTTCCTTAGAAGTAATAGAATCACAATACATATATCCATATGATTGGCGTTCCATAAGAGGTATCTCAAACATCCAACCATTCTTTGTTGCACGGTGTCCAGTATAATTCCAATCACCTGGTTTTTTGATGTTATGCACTAAAGCGTGATTGATAAGCATTTCTTTAGGTTTAATATAGTTGGAATAATCTTTAGGAAAACCACGACAATCTACAATGTAATCATATTCTAATTCTTCAAGATTATCAACTTGCTGTTCTATCAATTCTATCTTATTCCCCCAACGATTTTTTAATCGTGGAAGAACAAATTTTGCCAATTTATAACTATCAATATGAAGAGCATAAGCTGCTTCAACTAAAGGATTAATGAAATCGTGAGGTCGCCATTTCTTGAAAACAGTTCCTATTTTAAGAGTACTGCCTAATTCGTCTAAATGGTCATATGGATTATAATCAACTCCCATTTGTAATGCTTGAACGAAAGTAGGGAATGTACTTTCTCCAATCTTTATAATAGGAATAGAAGGGTTATGTATAGAAACAATCTTCCAATCATTTCCTAACCATGTGCATAGGTGACAAAGTGTTTGGAGACCTCCGGTTCCAATTCCTATAATAGCAATACTTTTCATATACTTATTTCCATGAATTTCCTACTGACCAACTTACTAAACTATATCGCGTTCCTTTAGTGATGGGTGTAACACGGTGAAAGATAAAAGAAGGAAAAATAACAACAGATCCTTGTTCTTTTATTTCCTTACACACTCTAATATTAGAACTCCTTTCTCTCAGATTTCTAAAATCAAATTCTAAGTTTCCCCCCTCATAATCACCTGGTTTTGACAAATTAGTAATAGAACTAATTTTTCTAATCTTACCATTGAAATTAGGGTGAGAATTTTTAAAGGGGTAAGCTGTACTGTCTTGATGCCAGTTGTAAAATTCATTCAAACCGTATTGAGTGAATTGCAAAGGTTCTGTACAGGAAAATTCAAAATTCCATTTTCCTTTTTTGTTTGCCTCATGAATTAATGGATGAAGTATATCATAAATCCATTTATGGGAAATAAAACAAACTTTAGATTCCCTTGCTTTTTCATCTAGATCTGACTTATTATTTTTAATATCTTCTTCTTTATTATTATTAACTGATCCCTTAAATAGTTTATTTTTTACACATTCATTTATGATATCATTACATATTTTTTCAGGAATTCGTTCTTTAAAATAATAATAAAAATCTATTAAATTCATTTAATTAAAATTTTCTAATACGCCATTTTTGATGTGAAGGGTATGATCACCTGGCCTGTTGGGCATTAAAACACATTCATCTAGTTTAACGAATACTTTGCCTAAAGTTTCATTTTTTAGCTCGGTTGGTTCCTTGACATTTATTTTGTAGTGGAGGGTTTTTTGATGTGGTTGTTCGCAAAAAACATCTATTTTTCCTTCTGAAATAAACGCTGAAGATTTAGACTCAATACAGATGGCTTTTTCCTTTCCGTAATGAATTCCCACATTTATGTAATTAGAAGGTGAATATGAAAGGGTTTTTAAATAATTTTTCACTCTTTTTCCTTTCATTCTGTTTTATGGCATGGTAAATTACTGCTTTCTCAGTTTCTGTCAGATCCATGAAATTTCTTGATATTTATCATAAATATGGTAAAGTGTCAATTTATTTGGAGATATTGTGCTATTAGGACATACGACTTTTTCAGAACAGGCATTCCAGGACGCAAGGCTGGACGCGGTGCACAACATCGAGTTCGCGGAAACGGGATTTGGTATGACATTCAGCACGGGATCGGAAACGGCTACAGGAACGGCGGTTGTAGAACCCACTGGCGATGATTTATCTATAACATTCAGTCTTGGCGATGAAGACGCATTTGGTGGGGAATTTTCCGGTTTAATTGAATTTGACCTGGGAAGTTTGGATTTTGCAGCTTGGAATGAAGTGGACGACAGTGAAACATCAACATGGTCTTCGGTAGATCCGGGGTCCACAAATTAGGAGACAAGTATGGCTGATGATGCCAGTATAACAATAAGCGCAACGATACTGCCGGACGAAATTTCAAAAACCATCAGTGGATCCATGACGGTGACTCCTGATGACGCAAATGACAAGTGGTATTACAAGCTGACGGCGTGTACAACAACAAGCACGGACTTGATTGCAGGAAGTTTTTTAGATTACACAGCTGTTGATGATGATACGGCGCCAACGGCGATCACGACAAGTGACAAGGTAAAGTTCCTGTTCATTAAGAATACTAGCACTTCGGACGGAGTTGTGGTATGCTTTGACGGAGGAGTGGCGGCCTATAATTTGGCTGACGGTGTATTTATTGGACCAGAACAATCATGGTTCGGACGGTTGCCCAACACGACAGTTGGTAACTTGCACGCCATATCATCGGACATTGGTGACGCGGGGGATGCAACGGCAAACCTGATCGTGGCGGCCTTAATAGATGACGTGGCATAAGGAGGAATAAATGGCTTCGACATATTCAAGCAGACTCAATCTTGAGCTTCAGACAACCGGGGAGAACTCGGGAACCTGGGGAACAATAACAAACAACAACCTGCAAAAGCTGGAAGCGGCAATCAAGGGATATGTATCAGTTGCCATTGCGAGCACATCGGATGCCTTAACCTTTGAGGACGGATCAACTGGCTTGGAGCAGGACAACGCAATTGTAAAGCTTACTGGAACACTCACTGGAAACACAACCATGCAGTGTGAGGCACAGGAGAACTGGTTCATTGTTGACAATGCGGCAACCATGGGTACCTACACGCTGGGATTCAAGCCGGCAAGCGGAACAGCGGCTTCCCTTGTGGCAAGTTCAAAACACTTATTATACACTGACGGCTCAACCATGTTTGACGTGTTGGCTGACTGTGGAAACATATCGGCAAACGGAACACTGACCGTGGCAGGAAATGTCAGCCTCAATGGTGGAACTTTTATTTACAATGAAGCTGGAGCGGATTTAGACGCCAGATTTGAGGGAAGCGGTGATGCTAACTTAATTTATCTTGATGCCGGCAATGATCGTGTTGGAATAAAAACAGCGTCACCTTCAACTGAACTTCATGTTGTAGGTGGGATCAAGGCAACAGGCACGATTGATCTTGACGGTGGAACATTTACCTTTAATGATACAGGAGCAGATCTTGATTTTCGAATTGAAAGTGATGATGATGCCTATAACTTTATTTCTGATGCAGGTAATGACCGCATAGGAATTGGAACATCGGGTGCACCAGGAGCAAAACTGGAAGTTAATCAAAACAGTTCAACAGGAGCTGTTGCGTGTTTAGAATTAGATCAAGATGATCAAGATCAGGAATTTATCAAGTTTGATGGAACAACTGCCTCGGATCAAACAAAAAGCCTAACAACGGACACAAGCGTGGGATCATTGACAGGGCACATTCGTGTTAACATCAATGGAACAGATTTTTGGATACCTTACTACGCGACTAATTAGGAGCTTATATGCCGTTAACAAAACTGCAAATAGCGCCTGGTATTGACAAGCAAAATACCGAATACGGCGCTGAAGGAAGATGGGTGGATGCTGACAATGTCCGCTTTCGCTATGGACAGCCGGAAAAAATTGGTGGCTGGTCAAAGGTAACGAGTGACGCCCTTCTAGGGTCAACGCGTGCCATTCTTACATGGTCGGACCTAAACGGGGTTAACTACGCCATGTACGGCACCAACAAGAAACTTTACGCCTATTCGGAAGGAAGCTACGGAGATATCACGCCAACGCGCGGAACAGGAAGTATAACAGAATTTGGAACAACAAACGCATCAACGACAGTTACCGTAACGGACGCAGACCACGGTTGCTTGATTGGCGACCATGTCACCATATCAAGCGTCAGCGGGGACATCGGCGGAATCACGCAGGCAAATCTCCAGAACGAGTTTGAAATACAGACAGCGGTTGATGCCAATACCTATACAATAGTGTCACCGGCTGCGGCGTCATCAACAACAACGGGCGCAACGGCAACGGCGACATATGAAATTAATTCAGGACCGGCTGTGTCCATTTATGGATATGGATGGGGTGCCAGTGTGTGGGATTCAACGGGCGACTCGGACAAGGGAACATGGAACAATACCCGTGAAGGATTGACAGGTGCACAGGCGGTAAAATTAAAATCAGAAAAATGGTCACTGGACAACTGGGGAGAGGATGTCCTAATACAGAAATTTGACGGAGGAATTTATTACTGGGACACTTCCGCTGGACTTTCAAGCAATGTGGCGGCAACAACAAGCGTATCATCAGGACCAACCAAGAGTAGGTTCATGATGGTATCCGGTGATGACCGGCACGTAATTTGCTTTGGAACGGAAACAACCATTGCGACAACAACCACGCAGGACAACATGTTCATACGCTGGTCGGATCAGGAAGAAGTTAACACGTGGACACCGACAGCAACCAACACGGCAGGATCGCAACGACTTACCGCAGGAAACGAAATTAACGCAGCCGTAAGAAGCAGGGGCGCAATACTTATCTGGACGGATACGTCACTTTACCAGATGCAGTTCATTGGACCGCCTTTCACTTTTGGATTCAAGCAACTGGGTGATAACTGCGGAGCGGTTGGAATTAATACGGCCATTGATGTCAGCGGCATATCCTACTGGATGGGTCACGACTCCTTCTTTATGTTTGATGGTGCTGTGAAAAAGATTCCGTGCACGGTGCAGGATTATGTCTTCGATGACATTAACCCTAACGCGGTGGGGGATATTTATTGCGCTACCAATTCTGACTTTAACGAGATTATATGGTTCTACGCCGCCAGTGGGTCACTGCAAATAAATCGACACGTAACTTATAACTACGCGGAGAACCTTTGGCATACAGGATCACTGTCACGAAGCACTTGGGCTGATCGTGGAGTTTACGCCAATCCGTACGCAACGGAATTTGATTCCGATGATTCAACTTCAACCATCTCTACCATCTACGGTAACAAGGTTGGAAGAACTTTTGTCTACGCGCAGGAGAAAGGAGTCAATGCCGCAGGGTCGGCGATGACTGCCTACATTGAATCAGGTGACATTGACATTGCTGACGGCGACCAGTTTCTATCCATCTCCCGTTTCATTCCCGACTTTAAGAACCAGACAGGAACGGTTGATTTGACAGTCAAGTCACGTCCCTATCCGGCATCATCACAGACAAGCCACGGGCCCTATGCAATCACGACAAGTGTAACAAAACAGGACACACGCATACGAGGACGGCAACTGGCACTTCGCGTTGAAAGCGACGCCGTTGACGAGGACTGGAGATACGGAACACTGCGATTTGACGGGAAACCGGACGGACTGAGAGGAGGATAACATGTCAAAGATAACGGTACCCATGCTGCCACAGGCAAGGGA